GATTGGTAAGCATTATCCATATTACATATAGCTATTGTCCCAGCTTCAGGGTCATAGGTTTTCATTGAGCTAATGTTTGCCCACTCCTCATCTGAATACATCTCCCTCGGTAGCAGTTCTATAACCTCTTGGTGTTTAGTTACGCTACCAAAAACCACAGTGTCCGCGTCAATTAACGCTATCTTACCATTTTTAGGTGCGGCTACATCGCCATTTTGAGCTAGTTCAATATCGACCAACTCGCCATCATCAAAATCCATTGATTTCTCCTTTCTTAATAAATGAGTTTATATCTCTCTTTATTTATACGAATATTATAACTAAACTTAACTTAATTTTCAATTAAACTAAACTTAATATTTTCTTAATAATTAAACGAGCCTTAAAGACCCGTCTAATTATTAATCACCTACTGGCATTGGGATATCTTTATATTTAAATATTGAAGTTTTGCAAATCTCCTCCCAACCCTTAACCATAGCTTTACTTACACGCTCGTGCCATAAATCATAATCAGCTTTAGGCACTCTTAGATAAATAGCATCGTGGACCACGTTGAAAATAAGCTTCAACGCTTCTGGGTATTCTTTACAAAGATAATGCACTGCTAGTTTTGTAGTTTCACTACCTGAACCCTGAATTGGTCCATTAATAGCATCAGTGCCTATCTTTGGATGGACCCTACGACCTAATGCCGTTGTGTAAATATAGTTAGCTTTGCCTACATTTTTCCACACTTCATCGTGATATTTTTTAATTGCTTTATACTTACCGAAATATAGATTACGTAGCTTTGTAGCTTCATCAAGCGATATTTTAAGAGCGTAGCGAGTTAAACTATAGTTTTGATAAGTCTTTGCACTCATTCCGTAAATATAACCGAAGTTCAAAGCTTTAGCTAGTGTTCTATCCTTTTTAGTTACGTATTCGCCCTTTGTTTTATCTCCAGTAAATAGTGCATCATAATCATCACCTAATGGACCATCTGGATGGACTTTCTTACCTGTAGCTAGTGCCGCCATATTAGTGTGTAAGTCCTCTCCGTTAAGTAATTCTTGATACATAACAGGCTCACCAAATACACTCGCCGCAATTCTTAGCTCAAGGGTAGAATAGTCAAGACCTACAACCTTAGTGTCCTCTGTTTCAGGTTTGAATAAAGGCTGTAAGCGTCTTGGTATCTGCTGTGAGTTAAACCCGTTAGGTAAATCTCCACCGCTTGATGTAAATCGCCCAGTTATAGCTCCAGCCACGTTGAAACGTGTAAGCATATACTGATGATTTATGCTTTGTAAATACCCTTTTTCTTTTAACGCTTTACGCATATAAATTATCGTGTGAGCTTTCTCGGCTAACGGCTTATCGCTTACACTATAATTAACTAATGTATCGTAATCACTGCTTTCGGTGCCTAGATACGCCTTGACCTGTTTAGGGCTATTAACGTTAAACCCTTCTGGTAGCTCTTTAGTTAAGCGAACTATATCCTCATCAACTTCTTTTTCGTATTTAGCCCTTAGTGGCAAATCTACCATAATACCGTTCTGCTGATAAACTATGGCATACTTAAGGCTCAGTATATCGACCTGGTAAGCTATAGAGTTTCTCCACTTCTGGATAGTTTCATTTTGCCATAATAAGCTAAGAGCCACAACGTCAGTCGCTGAATACTTTAGTTGGGAAGCCGATAGATATGCACCCTTAACAAAGCCAGCTTTCTGTAGTTTCTTTTTATCCAAGCCGTCATATAACCCAGCAAAGCCGAGATTTTCTATAACTTTATCTAGGTTATACTCTTTAAAGAACGGGAAGCCTAACCTAGCTAAGTAGAAAATATCGTCAAACTTATCTGTGGTCATATTTAAAGTCCCGAAGTCATAACTAGCGTTAAACCATACCGTCCACATAGGCTTGATAAATGCTTTTATATCAGCTTCTGGGATTATATCAGTATCTAAAATTATAACTTCGTCATCGTTCTGCCCAGGCTGGTATAACTGCACCAAGCGAGTGCCGATATATAGCTTTTCGGTTTCTATATCGGCAAACACTGGCTCACTAGGATTAAAACTAAAATCGTTTAGTGATTTAGGTATTCTGTATTTAACTTCTATCATTGTTATTTACCTAACTTAGTTTCTAGCTCGTCATATTCTTTAACCACTTTAGCTAAGGTCTTATCACTTCTAGCTAACTCTCGGTATTTCTCCATCTCTATAACTTTGGCGGCACGCTCTTTTAGTTTTTTCTCTAGTAAATCCTTTCTAACTCTAGCGTGTTGTCTTTCCCTTTCTATAGCAATGGCAACAAAATCTACAAGGTATTGAGTAGCTTTAGCGTGTTCCTCGTCTAGTTCGTCATATTTCACAACCTCAACTACTTTAACTATTTGTAGTCCATTTTGTGTCCAAGCTACCCAAGTATCGCCCTCTGCTGCGTTCTCCCTATCATCGACTAAAAAGCAATATAATTTTTTATCAGCCTTTAAGGCTTCAGCTTTTGACCAACTTTTTAAACTATTATCAAAAAACACTTTTGCTAATTTCATAATTTTATCCTTTTAAAATATAATGTCAAATATGTATGGTGGTAAAATAAATACCACTAAATAGAATATTAAACTAACACCGATAAATACTAAAGCTAATAAATATCTTTTATTGATATTTAGCTTCTTATTACGTGCTTGTAGCTCTCCAGTTATATTAACGCTTATATAGCCGATTAAAACTAATAACGCTATACAACAAAATGTTAAAACTGCTGTCATCTCAACTCCTATTAAGTTAAATTAAAGTTAATATTTCAATCAAAATAAAAGGGAGCCAAAATAGCTCCCAAACTACTAAAGTGCTGGCGTAGCGTCATCGCCGAGGTCAATATCATCTCCCTCGATTTCATCAGCATCGCACTCACTGCCCTCGTATTTAACTAACTTGGCTATTTGTAGCCCTGTTAAATATAAGCTAACCTTGTGTGTGCCGCCTATATTATTTGCGTGGGCTGAACCAAACACAATGCCCTGGCTATCATTACCAATTTTCCACTCTGCTGAATGGACTGCTTCGGTAATGTTTGCACCCTTTCTATCATATACTTTAATAACCTGGTCTTTGCCATCAGGCCATTTAGTGTTAGTGCTAAATGTAGCTATGATATTACCTGTAGGGATACGCTTAACGTCCTCAGTTTCAGGGTCGATGGTCCCTTTCGGGTCTTTCATCATCTCCTCTTTTATGCCGTTAGTTTTTGGCTGCCCTTTAATTCCAAACTGCTTCTTATAAGCTTCCCACTCCTCGTCGATAAGCTTTTTAAGATGTTTGTGGGCTTCGCTGTCTTTAGGGACAACGTAGCTAACTACATATCTGAAGCGGTCTGCTTCGCCTTGCATTGCTGTGTTTCTACCCTCTCCGTCAATAAAGACGTATTTTAGGGTGCCTAGTAGAGTTTTGACTTTCGTCATATTACGCTCCTTGCGTGAAATGTTTTACATTGTGTTAAACCCATTTGGGAGACTTAGTAACGGCGTGCCGTTCGTGTTCAGTATGCACGTTCATCTGCCCGACGAGGACTTACGATTACTAGCGGGTCTTTACTTACTACTAAGCAGGCCGAACTTCTCTAGGAGAAAATGAAAAATTCTCTCTTGCCTATATTACACAACATAGGCTAGGAAGCTACAATCAATGCCTAAATTGTAGCTACCTAGCTTATGCTAGGGAGCTTCTGGATAAACTGTCGGCGGTAAGAATTGAGAATAAAAACCCTCCGACACTGATAGGCTCTTTAAGCCCTGCTTCATTGTGTTGTAGCAGAGTTTAAAGAACCCACATTAAGTGGGCTCGTGTCTTAATAAGCACTTGGCTCTACGTCAGCCGCTGCTTTCTTGCCTTTTTTACCTTTCTTAGGTGCTTCAACTTCTGCCTCAGCTTCAGTGTTAGCTTCGCCAGTCAAAGGCTTAACTACGCTGTAATCTGGGCCGCTAGCGTTTAGCTCCTCAAGTTTAGCTTTAGCTTCCTCGTTAGAGATAACCCCATTAAGCACATCGTCCATAAGGGCATTTTTGCTTGCGTTGTAAGCTTTTTGGTATGCTTTGCGAGCATTTTCGCCTTGTTTTGAAACTTTTTGTAATAGGACACCATCAGTGCCAACTACACCCTTACCATCGCGGCTTGCATAGAAGTGTAGGCTATCTGCTGGCAACCAAACACCTGATAATGAACATTGCATTTCTACAACGTTACCATTGTCATCTTTGCGAACTATATCGTCCCAGTTAAATGAACGACCTGCATTTTTAGGTTCTAGTAACTCATTTAGTTGAGCTACAACTTCGGCTGGTAGATTGTGAGCTTCGCATATAGCTTGAACCCTCTCAAAAACTTCAGACTTTTTCATCTGTTTCTCCTTGTGATGTTTTATTTATAAAGAGATTATAACACAATCAAGCTTAAATCAAGTTTAATTATCTTGATTTTTCTTAAGAGCGTCTATCTCTCTTTATTTATAATAGTATAATATCATAAACTATCTTAAAAATTACTTAATTAAACGTAATTTTACAATATATTTTTATAAACTTTATAAATAAGCTTTAAAATTATAGAGCTTAAAGCTAAACTAACTACCAACCCTAGTAAAATAGAAGCTATAACAGCCCATAAACTATAATCATTTATAGCCACCGTAAGGATTACTGCTTCCGCTAGAAGCTTATTAACTAAGATTAAGGTAGCTAATAAAATAACTACACATACATAACCTAATACTTTCATTTCTATCCTTACATCATAATTACATAATGTAGCCAAATTGTAAATATTGTGGCTGAACACACTAGACCTAATAATCCAATGATAGCTATTGTAACCACCAATGTATTAGTAGCTATAATAGTTAGGCGTCCTTTACCAAGCTTCATAGATTTTATAACTCCAGCACCCCAAAGTAGTGTCATACTAACTGCCATTGACATCATAAATGAAGCCATTAATATCATAGACATTTTCTCTCCTTTTCTTAATTTGATAAATAGCATTTTTCTCTAGCTCGACTAATGCTAACATATAATAAACGCATACGCTCGTTCTGGTCAAAGCAACGGCTTAAGTCTTGACTATCTACATAAACGTGATTATATTCTGAGCCCTGGCTTTTGTGTATCGTTACGCAATGAGCGAAATCTAATATCGAAACATAATCGCTAATCGTTTTATAAAGCCGATATTGTGCTTTGCTATCAAGCCCAGCTTTGTTTTTCTCTACTAGCTCACGCCCTATATCCTCTCGGATTTTCTTATTCTCAAACATACCGAAAATCGCTGGGATAGCTACATATTCACTTATTTGGTAAAACTTAACAAAATCTAAGTTATTAAGCAACCGCAGCGGGTTAAACTTAGTATCAGGACTTATAACACCATTTACGGTTTTACACTCCCACTTCCAAGTGTCGTGAATACCCTCAATCTCTATAAATTGTTTTAGTGAGCTATCATACAGCTTATCGCCAGGTTGAGGTTCTGCTCGCCCTTGTATTAGTGC